GCACCCGTCCCAGTCATCCGGCGGGTGGTTCAGCCGCCACCAACGCTCGAGACGGTCTGCCGCCCACACCAGCGCCACACACACCGCGCAAATGATCCCGGTCGCCGTCCACATCTCCGCGTCCATGCCTCATGCCTCCTTAAGCATACTTGCGATATGCGTTTTTGATGTCAGTCTTATCCAGCACCACATACTGCATCGTCGTGTCCAGCTTGTCATGGCCCAGGATGGCCGCCACCTCCTGGATCGGCATCCCGTGCCGGATCAGGTTGGTGGCCAGCGTCCGGCGGAATTTGTGCGGATGCACATGATCAACGCCAGCACGCTCCGCCAGCACGGTCAGCATGGCCCGGACGCCATGGGGCGTCAGCCTCTCCCGGCGTTTCCCCACGAAGAGGGCCTCCATGTCATCCTCCCTGGTGTCCAGGTAGTCCCGCAGCACCATCCCGGCCACGGGTGTGAGGTAGACCGTCCGTTCCTTGTTCCCCTTGCCCAGCACCTTGCATTCCAGGCTGTTGAGGTTCACGTCCGCCCGGTTGAGCTGCGTCATCTCAGAGATACGGCAGCCCGTGCTGGCCAGGAAGAGAACGATGGCCCGGTCCCGGAGGCTCTTGCTCAGGAATTTGAGCTTCTCCGTGTCGGTCTCGCTGTAGATGTCCTTCTCCTTCTTGGCGTAGCGCACCGTGCCCAGGTTGGCCGTCGGGTTCTTCTCGATCAGGCCCTCCCGCTGCAGCCAGTTGAAGTAGGCGCTGAATACCTGCCGCATGCCCTCGATGGTCCGGTCGGAGATGCCCCGCGCCTTTTCCGCGCTCAGGTAGCTGCGCAGATGGTAGACCGTGATTCTCCGCGTCGTGGTCTGCACCGCCGTCATCATCCGGCGGATGATGTAGGTATAGCGCTCCAGGGTCTTCGCGGACCGGCCCTGTATCCGCATCGCCGCCATGTAGGCGTCCAGCAGATCGTCCGTTCCATCCTCCTGCGCCGTCTTGATCAGGTCGTATCCGGCCAGCTCGTCACTCATCGCCACCAGGACCCGCGTCATGTCCGCCGCCGTGATCATCTCGGACAGCCGTTTCTCCATCGCGTTCAACAGCTCGGCTTTTGCCTCAAATGCCATAGGGCTCACCTCCTGCCATATTATAGACTATATATAGTCTATTTGTCAAGACTATATATAGTCTTGACAATGCCGGAGGCTTTTGCTATGATGGGCGAAGGAGGTGTTATTTGTGATTGTCTACCAGGATATTCTCGGGAAATTATCCCGCTGCGGATGGCCCACGACCAGGCTGCAGCGGGAGAGGATGGTCAGCAACGGCACGATCATCCAGATCCGCGCCGGCAAGCCCATCACCACGGCCACCCTGGACGTCATCTGCCGCCTGTGCCAATGTCAGCCCGGCGAGCTGCTGGCCTGGGTCCCGGACGAACCCCCGGAGGAATGATTCCTCCGGGTTTTCAAGTGCTCAAATTTTTCGAGCGGTTCGTCCTTAAAGTTTTATTTAAGTCATTGCCGAATCTCGTTATCCCAAATATATCCATTAACGTTCTGCGTTGCGGACGTTCCAGCGCCATTAACGAACGGAGCAACGAGCGCCGAACAGCCTGAGCATATGAAATCCGACATGATGGTTGATGCACCGCCACATGACATAAACGCCGTACCATTGACAAAATACACGCCGTCAATTATCAGGCTGTTTTCAAAATTTGTGATAGACGAATCGGCTGGCTGGTGAAATGTAATTACGCCGTTGTCGTATGCGCTGATGCCGGCAGATTCATAAACGCCGCGAATCACCTTGACTATACCATGAGTGCCAAATCCACCGCCAATGCACTGATGCGGTCCCCACGAACTGCCGGTGTTATCAATTTTCATTCGGCAATCAATATATTCGTGGATATAATCACCAACGCCGTCCTTTTCATCATGGACGCAGTACCGGATATTGCTACAATCGAAGTCGGCATTTTCCACAACATAATTGCCGTCCATAGCCCGGAGAATTGCAAACCATGTAATAATTGTATCTACGTTCCCGGTGTAATGGCATGTAACCTTCGCGCCGTCCATGAACGTGAGCCGGGTGTCCCTGCCGATATACAAGCCTTTATAATTTGTGCTGTTTGAAAGGCCGCTTTCACCCAATTCGGTAACAAGATTATATGTTCCGGGATAAACTATTACATCGCAATTTCCAAGCCTATACGCCTCAGCTAACCCATCGCTGAATTTTTCAAAGTCTTTTCCTGCACCAATTTCAATGGTTTTACGCTCGTAAATGTATGTGATAACAATATCATCACCTGTGAAATCAGTTTTACGCACCGGGTCAGCTGTGCCGCCTGATGTCCACTCAAAAACTGCAAACGCAAACCCAACAGACCCGTCTGCGTTGCTAAAAATCCCTGTGTCAGACTTTGGCAAATATGCGTCTGCTGTTATACGGTTTGCCTGACTTGCAATATCAGTCACGCCGCTGTCAACAGAATACGTTGTATAAATAATCTGATATTGATTTCCGCTGACTTGTTTGTCTTTGTTGATCTCAACTTTTACATACTTGGCATCCCCGAATGGATAAATCGTATCGGTTGCAACGCCGTTGGCGTTTGATGCGTTGCCAACAGTACCATTTCTCAAAGTCGGCAGGAATGCATTTTTTGATACAAGGGAAAGCGTTGAAAGCACATCTTTTTCGGCATAGGCAAGCAATTTTGAATTTGAATTGCCATACACATAAATCGTACAATTTGAAAGGCTGTTGATGTTTGCCACTCCGACCCGTGTGAACGTTGTTCCCTTCGGAATTGTAAACAGATATGAACTGCCTTGCGCAATCTGCTGTGTATCACGCGCTATTTCATTCGAGCCATTATACCAAACAACTGTAAAATAGCCGCTACCGCTTCCGTTGTTTTTTACTTCTGCATAATACTGGAAATCATACTCACCATTTCCACTCAAGCCATCATAATAAGTATTGCCTGAATTATTGATTGCGCTTTTGGCTAAAACTTCATAATTCTTACATGAGGCGCTCTTTAAGTCAGAAACCTCCGCCGCGTCAGCCGCCCCGATATTCGTCCTTGCCGTGGCTTTCTGCGCGTCTGTTTTGCCCGTCTGTGTTTCATAACTGACCGCATTAGTGGCCTGTGCCGTGGCTTCAATGCAAGCCTGATATGCGGCTTGTAACTGGGCCAGCGTTGGAATTGTTGCGCCGCTATCAATGACAACATCCGAGCTTGTGCGGTACACATTGCCAACCGCCGCATATACGCAAGCGGAATTCGTGCCGTCCGACACATAGACGGCAATCGAAAACCGCCCCGGAACATGGTAGCAATCCGAAACAAGCGTGATCTCTGCCGCGCCATCGCTAATCTCGCCGTCAATGGCTACCGTTGTATTGTCAGCCCGCAGGAAAAGCGCGGATACCGTACCCGTGAACGCGATTGCCGCGCCGCTTGCGTCCTCCGCGCTGATATGGAAGACGTGCGCCCCGGCTTCTTCCATGAACGCCGTCCCCGTAAGGTTGACCACCTTCGGTTCTACGCCCTGTTTCCAACTGCCGTTAATGATGTTAATCGGTTGCATCTGCATCATCCTTTCGTAATGCTATGACCGTCCCTTGATCTTCGGCCCTTGCGAGCACCAACGCCGTAAAGCCCTCAAACCGCGCTTCTAAGCCCTTTGTCCCTTCGTATGAGGAAATTATCGTTTGCGTTGCTAAAACGTCCGAAAAGGCCCTTTCTGCCGTTTCTACGGACATTCCTGACAGGCCGATCCACAATACCCCGTCTGCCGCCCCGCATCTCCAAATAGGGTATTGTTTACCGTCTGCCGTTGTGATGATTCTCACGGTATAACCACCTCCGATGAACCATCCGAATTGATCCTGATTGTTTCGCCGCCTATCACTTCAAGGCCCGCCGCCTGAGCATCTTGAAGCTGTTTCTGCCGTGCCGCCCGTCTTTCTTCCAAATCCTTTTCTTCCTGCTGTTTCTTTGCCTTTGCTTCTTCTTCCAACGCCCTTTTTAGGGCAATCAGGCCCTTTGCCAGTTCCACCCCAATTTCCCAGTCCGCAACGCTTCGCAAACTGAGTTTATCAAGGGTCACCATAAGGGCTTGCACCAACTGAATATTATCCATCGCGTCCTCCGTTACGATGTATAGCCGACATAATGCAGGGTGGTTGTGCTGATACTGCGGCTTCCTGCCGTGTATGATGTAATGATCCGTCCGGTCGCCGTTCCCAAATAAGTCCCCGAAGCGTTAAAATATCCAAAGTTGTGAACCGCGCTCAATTCAATACTTGGCATAGTGATTGTTGCGCCTGTTACAACAGTCTGCGACAGCATGGAACAGGACGTACCCCATAAATACAATGAACCTTGTGCGCCAAGGGAAAGCGAACTGGATGCGGAAATTGAGTTGGACAGCAGGGATGTTGCCGCCGTTGTGCCGCTGACAAGGTTGTCAAACCGGGCTTCTAAGCCGTCGAAAGACGTTGCTGTAACATAACCGTCAACGGTCAGATTGCCGCCCGTAACGCTGACATTGCCGCATTCGACCGCAAGCTGTGTCGCTACGTCCCCTTTGACAACGCGCAAGGCAATCTGTTGCGAATTCTGCGTGATCTTTGAGAATAGCCCGCCGCCTGTGGTAACGAAAACAGGGTCACCAGTGACTGGGTCAACAACCAAACTGCCATCCGAGTTTAGCTGTGCGCCCGTGCCTGTGACAAGGCTTGTGATTTTGTTTGCGTCAAGGTTGATGCTGGCCCACGCATTCAGCAGGTCATCCGACAACACGCCGTCTTCATAAGCTCGCTGATATTCTTCAAGCGCGATCCGTGCGCCGTTGGCTATGATTTGACTGTTAAACTCTTGCAGTTCGTTTTCCAGTTTTGTTTTGCCAGAACCGCCGCCACCGCCGCCCCGCGCTTTGTCCCCGTTATCCTTGTCAATATAGATGATATTGGGGATATATGCGCCGATGGTCGGCCTTGTTGCCGTGGGGTCTAAAAGGTTGATGTCCAGTTTGATAACATCCAGCACCAACGTTTTGTTCTGCGGCCTGATTTCGACCATGACTTTATCGTGTAGCCTGATAGGTTGATCTTTGTAGCCAAGCCGATAAAGGTCATGCACAATGCAATTGATGGTCACTCGTGGAGAATTTAACGTTTGCAGGGTTTCCCACGTCTTTTGTAGCAGGATTTCCGCATCTTCAATAGCTGAGTTTTGATAATAGCCGAAGCGGTTTCTGCCGTTCCTGCCGTATAGGTTTTTTGCCGTTGGGTCTTCAAGGTACGTCTGCCCGGACGGTTTAGCGGGATGGTCTTCCGTTGCCGCCCAAACCTCATCCGCAAACGTCAGCTTGACCCCGTCCTTTTCCCGACCATAGCCATACAAGGCGGTTTTGACTTCGCTGTCATCCCATGTTACGCCCAATTCGTCAGCGTTTTTTTCAAGGGAAAGCCTGACCCCGCGCCATGTGCCTTGGTTCGGAGCGATATCCAAATAACGGCCCGTGATGCCCGTTGGCCCAACCGTAACCCTTGGCGTGATAATGACGTTCCAGTTTTGTTCAATGTCCCGGACAAAGTTCCAAACATTGCTGATACCGCCATCCATAGAGGATGTCCCACTGTCCGTGACGTTCCCGATCTGCCACAGCGTCCCGTTAAGCATCGGTTCAAGGGCTTGCCGTGCGGTCTGCCCCGAAACATCCTCCCCGTTATAGATTTCGTCCGTCAACTCGGAAATCGCAATGTGTTCCGCTGTGATTTCCTGATAATGGTCGGGTTCATAGGATTTGGCTTTGCGGACTTCAAACACCTGCCAGTCCCCATCCCAAACGAAACCGACCCGCATTCCCCGTTCAATCTCTTTGCCGGGATTATAGGGGAGCGTGGCTTGCAAGCTCAGTTGGTCAACCGACCAATCCGCGCTTTCCATGTCATCCCGCGAAAAAAGGACTTTATCGGCAAAGCTGAAGAAAACAAACAGCATCTTCAAACCCACCTTTCAGTCCAGCGGACTTTCCCCGTGCCTGTGATGGTCATTTGCCCTGTGTGCGGGATGATAAAGGTTGACGCAAACGAAATCTTGTCCATGCATGAAACCCCGCCGATTTCTGCGGTTTGCTTTTCAAGGTCAATGACCAAATCCCCAGCGGTCAGCCCGGAAAATGTCATGGTATCCGTGCCGTCCGAATAGGCCCGGTCGCCGCTGTCCGCAAGGGTGTCTGTGATCCGCATATACGGCGGCGCACTTCCCCCGATCTTGACAACCGTGCCGCAGTCCGCGGACTTTTCCGTCATGCTCTGCCAATACGGGTCGTAGCACGTCCAAATGGCCCGTAATTCCTGCCAATACTCCCGCAGGTAGGGTTCGGGGTATTCCGTGCAAATGGCCATCAAATACCGCCCCGGATAGCCCGGAAGAATCAGTCTTGCGGGTGCGTCCGTTTTGAGCCACGCGTCGATAGCTGATATGGATTCCTGCCGCCGTTCCATGTCCCGATCTAAAAGGACGAAAGACATTGTAATCTGTCTTTCGCCCCCGACCTGCCGCACAAAATCCGCACCCGCCCGGATGGGCCTTTGCCTTGCCACGCTTGACCACTGGATCGGCGCAACTGTTATGTCCGTGATTTTGACACCCGCGATGTTATCCAGCGGGATGTCATGGAAGAACACATCAACCACGCCAACCACTCCTCTCCAACTGTCTATAACTGTCAGCCTGAGCCGCCGACATGATGCGCCCAACGCTTTCCCCGTTGAGATACACATTGCCGCCTATGTCCGGGGAATTGTCCCAAATCGCGCCCGCAAGGCTGTTGGCGTCAATGCCGTTGCGGAACTCCCGCCATACCTGTGCTTCCTGTGCCGTCAGCACGGCTTCGCCCCGGTGCAGCTGTCCAATATAGCCGTCAAACGGCACATAATCCAAACCGTCTGCATGACTACCGTTGTAGCCCCATGCCATGGAAAAGCCACCATGACCGCCGCCGATTGTCATTCCGTGGAATCCGATGTTGGTTTCTGTCAGCATCCCCAGCATACTTGATACCGATGAAACCGCGCTTTGCAGGGCCGCATACTTGCTGTAAATGGTATTCAGCACCGCATCAATGGTTGAACCGATTGCCAGCGCAGGGGCATCCGTCATAACCATTGAATCAAGGGTATTCATGCTGTCTGTGAGGGTCTGCGTCAAATCTTGAAACGCGCTGTCCGCGTCAAGCTGATACCCGGCCAGCGTATCCGCAAGCGTAACTTCCGCACTTTGCACGGACGCGAATGCGTTATTGATTGCGTCAACATTTGCGCCGTCAGCGGTCAGAGCTACAAGGTTTTCATAACTTTCAAACGATCCGTCAGCGAGGTTTGCGAGAACATCCGCATTGTATCCCATTTCCCGCGCCTGTTCCATCTTTGCCGCATAATCCGCAAGGTATCGCGCCCGCTGTTCAAGGTTCGCAAGCATATTCCCTGCGGACTTGATTTCACCCGTACTGATTTTCAGATTGATTTCTGTTTCGATGTCTTCGCCCTGATACTCATTGCGGATCTTTTCCTCGGCGGTCTGTATACGGTCAAACATACCGCCCCAGCTTTTAAGGGATTGCCGGGTTGCTTCAACCGTCTTTTCGCGGTATTCATCAACGGCTTTTGCGGCATCCTCCACGGCATTTAGCGCGGTTTCCCACAACTGCTTCTGTTCGTCCGTAAGTTCTGCCGTGGCATTTGCCGCGCCCTGAGCGCCGTCTTCGATTGTGCCGTAAGTGTTTGCGAGTTCTTCCGCGCTTGTGATTCCTTCTTTTGTGGCTTTGTCAATGTCGGCTGTTAGTTCTTCGATTGCTTGCGGGATGATAGTCGTGGTTTCGTATTCATCCCAAACAGCCTGCACCAAACCGTTGATATCTTCTTTTACTGCGTCACTTTCTGCCGCAAACCCGGCAAGAAAATTCATCGCGGACGCGGCGGGTTTATCCGTGGCAAACGACCTTTGATTGTCTATCGCGGATCTAATATCTTCGACCCCGTATCCGGCTTCAAACGCTTCCCGTGCGTATTTTTCGATATATCCTATGGCGGTCTGCGTTTCCATGCGGCCTTTCGGGCCAGTAGGTGTCCCGCCCGCACCCATGGGCGCAAAGAGGTTCATTTGTTCCCCGGCCCTCGCGGAAAGCATTGTCCTTGCCACCGTTATATTTGACCGGGTGGCAAGCATTGCGGCTTGTAATTCATTGATTTTCTGTTGCAGAGCCTCAATGTAAATCTGCCGCACGCTATCCGCTTGCCATGCGTCAATATATTCTTCGACCGCTTTTGCGCCGCCCTTGATCTTGCCCGTCTCAACGTCAATGATATTGCTAAGAGAAGGAATGAGCTTTACAAGTTCACGGCAAGTGGACAGCCATAGCGACTGTTGATCGTTGACCTCTTCCGTTGAAATGCCCAGCATTTCCATGACTTGCACGGCTTCGTCAGACGCTTTTGTGACCTGATTCTGCGGGCCTTTGAGCATTTCAAGCAGTTTGCGCCCTTCCTCTGAATCTTCGAGGCCGGGAATGCCCTGTGCGATCCAGCCGAAAAGCGTGTCCCATCCTTCCGCAGACGCGGGATCAAGCGTATTGGCGTAATTGGCCAGCGTTTCAATCCAACGGAACGTATCCTCCGGGTTTTCCCCGCGAAGCCCCGCGATAACATCTACATTGTTCTTGAGCGCATCGAGGATGGTTTGCCACGCGGCGGCGCGGTTGCCGTTGATGTTGGTGTTTGCCATGGCATCCGCAAGCCCTTGGATGGTTGTCACGTCACCCGTCCAAATGTTTTCAAGCCCGTTGATGCCCTGCATTGCAGTCAACAACGAACCCCACGCCGTTGCAGACCCCGGCTTGAGTTCGTTTGCGTCCTGCGCAAAATCGCTGACAATATTGCTTGTATAGCCCTGTTCCTCAAGCCCTTTGAGCAAGTTAACGAGTTCCTTTGCGGTCTCGGCTGTGGCTTGTACCTCCGCAAGTTTTCGCTCTTTTTCCGCGTCAATATCCGCAAAACTGTCAAGGATGGTATGCCGGGAAGTGTCTTCCGGGAATATTGTGGAAACCAACTTGTTTGCGGCAGACAAAACGCGGTTAAAAACGTTCATGACAGGCCCGCCCAGCTTTGTCCTGAGGCTGTCCAAATTGCTTTCCAAATTGCGCTGCGCGTTTGCGAACCCATCCGAAGTCCGGGCGAAGTCCCCCTGCGCGTCCGAAGTGGCTTGCATGATGTACTGATAGCGGAGCATTGTTTTTTCACCCTGTGACATAGCGTCAAAGGATTTTGTAATGCCCTGCGTCAGCGCATACGCTTCAAGGTTTGCCACGGACATATTGATGCCAAGCTGCTTCAGCGGCTCGGTTTCCCCGGAAATGCCCGAACGGATTTTCTGGAATGCGGTTTCAAAGTCGAGGTTGTAAAAACTTGCCATATCAGCGGCAAGGCCCGCAAGATCGGTGGACATTTTGACGATGTCATCCCCGGCAACCCCGGAAGATTTCATCATTGCGCCCAGCGTACTTGTAAATTGTTTGGCTTGCGTCTCCGTGAGACCGAACTGATTGATTGCGTTTTTTGCCCATGCGTCAATGGACTTGCTGGCCGAACCGAAGGTGACATCCACAACGTTCTGCACCTCGGCGAGATCGCTTGCGGCTTCGATTGATCTCTTGCCAAGGTCAACCAACGCTTTGCCGACCTTCGCTACAATGGCCGAAGTTGCAATCTTCTTGAAAATGCCAAGGAACTTGTCGCCCGCGCCTTCCCATTCTTTCCCGGCATTATTCAATTCTTGCGTGGTTTCCCTGATAACCTGCTTTGCGCCTTTGTTTTCGGCGGTTATCTCAATCAAAACCTGCCCGTCTGCCATGTCATCACCCCTTCGGAATCATTGACATAATACCCTTGAAAATATCAGCAACGTTTTGCTGGTATGTGATTTCCTGTTCCTTTCCCGTGGTTTTGATTGCGTATTGCGCTTTGGCTTTGCGCAACCATTCCCGTTCTTCCCGGTTGTATTTCGTGGGTTTGGGCATATCCCGCGCCCGTATGCCCACAATAGCCATGTATTGCGTATCCTCCGGGAGGTTTTGCAGGAGTTCCATGAATTTGAGCCAATGCACCTTTTCGGTGTATAGGTCTATCCCGTAGGCTTGCAGGAATGCCGCCCGGATCATCCCCGCATCCTGTCCAAAGCTGGTCACCCGCTTGTGATGTTCGGTTTTTTGCTCATCCCCGAACAAAACCTTTTTGATTTCTTCCAGCATCCCCGGCCGGGGGTGCTTGCATACGCATTTGCAAGCAAGGTATTCCCGCGCATCCGGGAGCAGGTCATCTTCCCCCAGTATGTCCATAAGCCGCAGTACATTGCGAAAATCGAAGTCACACTTGACACGCCGCCGCCCGATCCTGATAGTTTGCGGCAGGGTGTCATATAACATCATTTGACCTGCGCCCTTGTGATTTTCTTCCGCAGATATTTCGCAAAATACTGACTGCAAACGTTCACCACGCTTGCCGGGTTGTTATAGGTCTGCAATAGCTTTGCCGCCTGTTCCTTGCCGAAGATCGCCCCGGCGAAGGCAAGCGCGGCTTCCTGCATGGTTGCGTCAAGATTATCTTCCGTGACCTTGCTCATGATGTCCTTTGCGGCGTTGAGGTCAGCAATGATCTGTCTGCCGCCCTTGTCTACCCGCAAAACAATCTTTTCGTCACCGCACCAAAAGGCGACCTTGTCATGCACCATTTTTTCATCCCGGATTGATTTCATCTTCTTGCCCTCCCACAAAAAGATGCAGGGCGGGGAACATCCCCGCCCCGCTGTTAACTGTAATAGCTGTTTTGGACAATATACCTTGTTTCGTCCTCACCGTTGCTGACAATGATATTGATTTTCAGCGGCGTTTCATCCGTCCCGCCGTATGTCTTCGGCGGAGGGCCGTCTAAGTCCATCGCGCCGTCACTTACAAAGTCAGCGTAAACGGTGATTTCATCCCCGGAATTGGTCGCCTGTGCCGTTACGGTCTGCGCCGTGCCGGGGTTGGGCCAGTTGATGGTATATTGCGTTACGCTCGGACTAAAAGCCGGGGTCAACGCCAATGACCCTATACTGAGCGCGGATAGGGTCGGCGTTAAGGGGTGACCGCCGTCACGGTCGGCTTGCCGTTGAAATACAGCGTGCAACCAAAAGCATTCACGTCAAGGGTCTGCCCGCCGAAGCTGGTCACGTCACCGATGGTGGCGTCACAAATGATCTGCTGACCCTCGGCAATGATCTTGACGGAAGTGTTGCGGTCAGTACCGAGCGCAAACTGCTTGCCAGCAATAAAGTCCTGCGCGGTATCACCCACAATGCGGCGACCGCTGATGGTAAGCTGAGGGGCCGCACCCGTGGTTTCATTGTGGGCAAAGCCCTCGCCGCAGATAAAGAAAAACTGCTGATTCTGTTCGTTGGGGGCGAACTCCATGCTTTCAATACCCTTGCAGAGTTTGGCATAAGTCCAAGTGCCAGCCGCGCCGCCCGTGCCGGGGGTGTATTCCGTGCCGATATACAGTTCGTTTGCCCATACGGGATTCAGAGCCATATTTGTTTACTCCTTTCACATGATGTGTACATTGACTGTCAGCGAAGAAGCCAACAGCCATTCACCATTGTCTTCCCTGCCGATGACTTGCGGCAGGGTTGCGTCCGTGATGTCCACGATCTCCCAACCCACCCCGGCAGGGTAAACCCTGCGGCGGGTCAGGTTGTAATGAATGGAATTCATCGCGTTCGTCACGGTTTGCAGGTTGTTGTGTTTTCCATTGATTGTCAGGTCAACCGGGACAACAATATCTTTGTTGAGAAAATGCGTTCCCGGCATTGAAGGGCCGATTTCACAGGTCAGGCTGTTGCCCGTTGTAAGCGCACCGCGCCGCACCGGGGCAAAGACGTTGGTTTCATTCATCATCGAAATCACGTCTTCGATTGCTTCATTGATTGCGTTTTGTGCGCTCATAGACCCATTTTCACCAGCCTTTCAGCCTGTTTAATCCAACGTTGCAGGTGTTTTGATTTCGCAACGTGAAACCATTTCCATGTTGCGTTCGGGTTTACGTCCTTATACGCTGTTTGGATTGCCCAATACTGCCGCCGCGCATACGGGGTTTGCCAAATGATTTTGCCTTCCTGCGGTCTTGAATGGATGTCGGAAGAAGCCCGCAACGTGCCTTTGTCAAACTTGACATATTCATTGGCATCGTTTTTGATTTCTTCCGTCAGGATCGCAAGCCCTTTGTCCCATGCGCCTTGAATCTTTGCCGTGACTGTTGCGCCGTCAAAGCGGGTCTTGACGTTTATCATTTTAGCCCCACTTCCCAATGGTGCAGGGTGTCCGTGTCATCCATGAGTTTGTCCACGGACATGACCGTGCGTTCCACCCCGTGCGCGATGACCTTGACATCCCCGCCGTTTTCCTGCGCCGTCCTGAGCATGACATCCCAGTCAAACGGGGTTGACCGTCGCGCATCCGCGAATAATAGGCTTGTCAACTGACAATCCGTATTGTTTACGCTTTTGATGATGGCGTTTGTCGGCTGGATATGTACATTGTTCACAATGTATTCGTCATAGGTGGGGTTTTGATATAGGTCAACGCCATTGCAGACCTTGACCGTGGCCGTTGTCCTGAGGATTCTTGCCGGGATCGGTCTAAGCATCAAAACCACCCCACAAACGGCATATCGGGTGCGGTTTCCACCTGCGGAGCAAGCAACCCCGTCTGTTCAAGGTAAAGCACGGCCATAGGCGAGATTTTGTCAGCCATGACACCGCGCCGCACAAGGTCGCTGCCGGATTTCCCGGATACAGAAACCTTGCCAACCGTGAACCCCCGGTCATCTCCGCCCGCTGTGGATTCCAGCCCGTTGATGGCAAAATATTCCACCTGCGCACATACGGCCTTTTTATATAGCAGTAAAGCCCGTCCGTTCAGCGTTTCCGGGTCTACCCATCGCGTCATTGCGCCGATGACATCCTCTGCACGGGCGCAAAGCGCGGGGAAGGAAGCCGCATCGGCTTCACTTCCCATGTAGGTCGCGGTATAAAACGCGAAATCTACAACTGCGCCCATTGTGTCACCCCTTACGCGTCGGCGTTAACGATGATGCCGCCGCTCCTGGCGTTCAGTTTGAACGCGCCATAGTAGTACCGTTCATAGTAGAGGTACTTGCCCTTGCTCTGAGCAGTCGGCGCGCCCATCATGGCGGTCTCGTACTTGATCGGGGCGGCAATGGCAAGCGGATCAACAAGGATCATGTTGACCTGCTTCGCACCAGTCGCGGGAACCCAACCCTCGGTGAACACGAAAGAGGACTTCATGATGTCGCTGGGGACTTCCTTGATGTTCACGCCGTCAAGACGCGCCACATTGCGGTCAACACCACGGATACCAGTTCCCGCGTCCACAAAGCGAGTAATGCCAGCCGCTTCCTTGAGAAGCTTGTAGGTGGCGGGGGTCATGTACGCGGTCACGCGGTCGCGATTGACGCGGGCATTGGTCAGGGCTTCAAGATAGCCGTCCCAAGTGGTCAGAATGTTCGCGGCGGTCAGCGTGGTGGTGTCCGGGGTGGTGAAGCTGTACAGCTTTGCGGCAAGGTAAGCGTCCATTTCAGGCACTTTCTGAAGTTCCGTGAAAGTGCGGGTGATGTTCGCAATCGTGGCAACCTCGTTGGTTTCATCAATGTCCATCGGGTCAACGAGCGTAGACCACTCACGATCCATGTCGAGGGTCACAGGCTGGAGGCTGTTGTTCCAGTTGCGGGCAAACGCGCCATTCATGTTGTCACGGTCAACAGCGGAAGCACCCTTCACCTCAAGGGTAGGGATGTACATAGTCTTGCCCATACCCGGCTTATACAGGCTGGAATTCTGAGACGCCCAAATCTCCCCGAAATAGGACAGATAGGGATAAGCGTTCGCAAGTGCGCGGCTGTATTCAGCGGCATAGTTCACAGGGGACTGAC